TTTCTCGTTCTCGTCCAGCTCACGGTTCATATCGTTGAGGGCGGCTTCGGCGTTGTTGAGTTGGATCTGCCAGTTCTGGGTGCGACGGTCGTTCTCTCCGAAGGAGGTGGCGGCATTCTGCAGAGCCTTGCGAAGGGTGTCGATTTTTGTTGTCTGCTCATCGATCTCTTTTCGCAGCACCTTGTTCCGTGCGGCGAGAGCCTCCACGGATTTGTCGTTCTTATCGAACTGAGAGGTGGCGAGCTTCATTTCGGAGCCGAGCACCTTGAAGGACTGGTTAATGTCCGCCAGTGCTTTTTTGAATTCCTTTTCGCCCTCAAGACCGATCTTCAGTCCCAAACTGTCTGCCATGTACCGTCACCTCCTTGTGGATGGCATGAAAAAAGCACCCTCTCACCGAGAAGTTGGGACGAAACCGTCCGAAGTTCTCGATGAAAGCGTGCCTGATGGTATGAAAAAGGAGCGACCCCGAAAAGCCACTCCTTGACTGTTGGTATATCCGAATGTCAAATGCCGTTTTTGTCTCTGATTGCAGACAACGCTGCGTCTCCGTCGGTTACACGGCCGGCTTCCACATCTTCCATGCCTGCAATAATCTTATGAGCTTCCGAGGCTTTCTCGTGGAGTTCAATGCCGTCCAATCCCTTACGGATATCTTCAAATGCCTGTTCCAAAGGAACCGTATGCCCGGTCATTGCCTCGGCATAGCCCTTCTCCAATGCTGCATCCAGTTGCACATTCGTCATGCGGCTGACATCCAGCGGTGATTCCGGCAGTTTTGCTTTGAATGGTATTCCGCGTTGCAGCACGATTTGCTTGTAGTACATTGTGATAGCCGTGGAAACAGGGACTCCAAGAGCACTTAGAATTGCTTCTGCGCGTTCTTTGAGTTCCGGTTCGATTCGCACATACAGATTTGATGATTTCGCCATGCCGACACCCCTTTACATATTATTATTCGCCATCCATTATACACGAATGTGCGCACAATAGCAATACAATATCAAATTCCATCCGGGATAATATCGTCGATGTAATGCTCTCTGGCTGGGGTAGCCTGCCCGTTATACTGCTTGTGGCATTCCCATAAGTCCAAAAGCAGTCCAAACGGCATCAGCCACACCTCATCTTGGCTGAGATGAAGGTGGGCAAGGCCGTAGTAGAGAAGCCGGGTAAACAGCTCCGCATCGGAGACTGTTACCCGACTTGTGCGTTTTTTGAGTCTTTCTCGCTTTCCACATTCCGCTTGGTACCCTTGTAGAGCGCTTCCGTAATGGCGGTTTTGTATCCGGCGAGATCAAGCGGCGTGGTCAGAAGCTCCACCACATCCTCGGTGAGCAGCTCCTTGGGGTGCTCCTTATCCTTGAGGTTGTGGATAAGAATGCTCTGATTTGCCAGAAGCGTGATAAGCCACACGATCTCACCAATAGCCATTTCAAAGTTCTCGGACTTCATCAGCTTCTCGCCGAGGTTCTCCAGACCGCCGTAGCGACCGGCGATCTCCTTGGTAGCCTTGGTCGTGAGGAGCAGCGTATACTCCTCGTCACCGATGGTGATGACTGCAGTTCTCTCGTTATTCATTGTGCGTTCCCTCCGTTAGCCCTGTTTTTCGGGAGTAGTGGTATAGTTCGGCTCGTACACTTCCTTATACCAGCCCGTGATGGTCGCAGCGGGCGTATCGCCCTCCAGTGCCTCTGCCTTCCACGGGTGCTTGCCGCCTGCGTCTGCTTTGTTGCGGCGCAGGATGGTGCCCTCGATGGTCGGCGTGGAGAAGGTGATGCTGTCGCCCTTGGTGGCAAGGTTCGTCGCCGGAATACCGAATTTCACGCGGTACAGCCAGTAATACTTGTACTTGCCGTTGGACTTCTTGGCGCGGAAGCCCACCGCCACAGGGTCGCCGCCGTCCTCAGATGCGGAAATCAGCACTTTGTTTTTGTCGATGGTCGCGCCGGTGAGATCGGATGCCGCCGCAGAGCCGATATCGTCAATGCCGAGGGAGAGCGTGCCGGATTTGAATTCCTTCACGATCTCCGAAGCGCCGTCGTCGGCATAGAGCGTCGCCTCTGCCAGTTCCACCGAAAGGTCAGCGGAGATGGCTTTGGCAAGCTGAGACGGCGTGCCGTAGGTTTCCTCACCGGCATCGTTCTCGGTGATTTTTGCGTAATACAGTCTGTCAAGACCGATAGTCGCCATAACTTATTCCTCCAGTTCGTAGATTTGCGCCACGTCAATGGCGTAGTGATGGTAGCCGGTCTCGGCTTCAAAGCCGATGTACCGGCGGTCGGTAATATAAAAATCCGCACCCAGCAAGGCGCAGACGAGTGCGTTTTTCAGTTTGGTGTAGCTGCCCTTCGAGAAGAGGGACAGCCGTGCCTCCTGCGTTTCGCAGCCGGGAGCATTGTCGGCGTGAAGCTCGAAGCTGTCCGACAGCGGTGTGATGACCAGATAGGTGTCCGGTGCTTTACCGGAGAACACACCCGTTTCCACTGGAACACCGCAATGCTCGGCAATGGTTTGTAAATCGGATAGCAGGCTCACAGCTTTTCCACCTCCTCATTCAGTGCCTTGGTCATGGCATCGATACACTCCTGCCGGGATGCCGTTTTCGCAGGCTTCAGAAACGGCTTTGCAGGCTGACCGTGCTTGCCGTATTCGAGAATGTTGGCAAGTTTGGCGTTGCTGCTGCCGTCCGAGCGAGGTTCGGCGAAACCGACCTTGATGTCGTGGTTACCGTCCCGGTTCAGCTTGGAGGGAGAAAGGCCGAGCGCACCTTCCAGTTCGCCCGTTGTGCGGGATTTGAATTTTGTCCCTCTGCCGATAACGGAGGAGAGATTGTTCTTGACCTTCTTCAGCACCACCTCGCCACCGGCCTGCAGGACGGTATCTGCCACGCTGTCAAAGTTGCTGCCGAGCTTGGAGATCTTCAAGAGAAAATCCTCCGGCATTTTCATTTCAGCTTTTGCCAATGGTGGGTTCACTCCTTTTCGCTAAAACCTCGATGTACATCCCACGGCCTTTGACATCCTCCACGGAGACAATGTCGTAGCGACAGTCATCGCAAATGAGAAACTGGTCTGTGGTGACCGTCAGCCCCGGAATACACCGAAAGCGGAACAGGTCGGTCGCTTCACTGAATGCGGCGAGGTTCGACCAACGCTGACTGCCGTGCCGACCTTCCCGGTACACACGGACGGAAGCGAGGACTTCTTCCTCGGAATGGGTGAAGCCCTCGCTGTCCTTGACTTGGCGGGTTTCTACAATGTCGGCAAAGCCGTTCATCTTTCCGAAACTCATGCTCACACCTTCCAATCTCGGTCAAGCCGCAACAGCAGATTGACCGTGTTCCATACCTGCTGTGCTGCTCCGGTGTTATCCGCAAAGAAGCCGCCCGTGCTGCCGTCCCGGCTTTCGTAGAAGTGGGATGACAGCATGATTACGGCTTGCTCTGTGGTCGGCGGCATGGGGTTCTCCTTGTAGTAGCCCTCCGGGATGTGCTGGTAGCTTTCGGCGTAAGAAACAGCGGCGGTGATGTAGCTTTTTAGCAAGGCATCATCCGCCGTGTGTTCCAGGATAAGGTTGGCTTTCACTTTGGAAAGAAGCTCGTCCATCACCGCCGCCTCCTTCCTTATTCGGTTTTCAGCTTGAGAATCTGAACGGCTTCGGGGAGAATAAGTTTGCCGTCCACACGCTCCTTGGCAACGAAACCGATCATGCCGTTGCCTGCGAACAGCTCATTGAGCTGCTTGAAGGAACGGGTGCCGCGGTCGCCGATGTTGTAGTAGCTGTAATCACCGAACGCGATAGCATTCTCCGGCGCATACGCAGAGGTGTGAACCGTGTAGCCGAGAATGCGGTCCGGTTCGCCTGCCTGGTAGGAAGGCTGCCAGATATATGCACCGTTGTTGTCCTTCAGCTTGCGGATCTGTGCGATGGTCTTGTCGTTCATAATGAAAGAGGCGGACTTGCGGTAAGGACGCTTCAGCGCATGGATGAGAGTGATGAGATCATCACTCTTGAGTGCCGCAGTAAGCGTTTCTGCCACATGACCGCCGCCGGTCTCCGCAAACAGGCCAAGAGGCTGACCGACACCGGTGCCGTTGAGGAATGCGTCCTCCTCGGCATTGGCGAGTGCCTTGCCGAACTCGGTGAGAATGTAATCCTCCAGCTTGAACGCATTGTCGTAGAGCAGTTCCTCGGTCACCTTGATGGCAACATGGAGCTTGTGCGCGTCCAGAAGGATCTGCGCAAAGGTGGCGTCACCGAAAGAGAGAGCACCGCCTTCCTCAATCCACGCAGCGGCAGGTGCAGTTGCGGCAATGTTGATCTTATGCTCGCCGGATGTGGTGATGGTATGACCGAGCTTTCGCATGATGTTTTCCTCGGAAAGCGTCTGAATGAGGCGGGAATCGTACTCTTCGGGTACGAGGTAGCCGCCGTCAGCGTCAACACCCTCGCGAAGGACATCGCTCACTTGGTGGAAGTTGCTGCGAAGGGCGGTGAGCATTCCGGTGCGGTAGGCATCGGAAGCACGGCCGGTCTTGGGCTTCTCGTCAGCGGTGGACTTGCCGTTCATGGGCTTCTCGGTGATGGGAGAAGAAGTGGGTCTGTTCAGCTGTGCTTCCATTGCGGACATGGCTTCCATGCGCTCAATCTCGGCACCGTAGTCCTGCACCTTCTTTTCCATCTGGGCATAGGTCTTGGCATCCTCTTCGGAAAGAAGGCCGTCCTTGTCGCGCTTGGTTTCCACAAATGCCTTTGCGGCGTTCCAAGCCTGGTTGCGCTTTTCACGCAGTTCGTTGATAGTCATATTGAATTACCTCCAGTTTTTAATGAGATTGAGCCGATCCATAAGGTCATCGGCTTTTTGTGTACGGTTGGATTTCGGGTCGATGGCGCATTTTGCGGCGATTTTCTCCATGAGAGAGTTCACCACATTCGCCTTGGAATACAGCATGGAAACGGCAGGCGCGGTCATGTCCTCGGTTTCATCGGTACGGCTCATGATTCCGTCCGCAAATCCAAGCTCCACAGCCTTGTTTGCATCCATCCAAGTTTCGGCATCCATGAGATGAGACAGTTTTGCACGAGACAGCCCCGTCTTGATCTCATAGGCATTGATGATGGAATCCTTAACGCTTGAGAGCATCTCGATAGCTTTCTGCATCTCGTCCGAATTGCCGAACGCAGCCGTCATGGGGTTGTGGATCATTAGCATGGACACGGGAGACACCAGCACCTTCGTACCCGCCATAGCGATGACGGATGCGGCAGAAGCGGCAATGCCGTCGATCTTCACGGTCACATCGCCCTTGTAGTCCATGAGCATATTGTAGATTTGAGCCGCCGCCACGCAGTCACCACCAGGCGAGTTGATCCACACGGTAATGTTTCCGCTGCCGGACATGAGCTCGTCCTTGAAAAGCTGCGGGGTGACATCATCGTCAAACCAGCTTTCCCCGGCGATGGTCCCGTTCAGGAACAGGGTTCTTTCCTGTGTCTGTTCCTGCGTCTCCACGTTGGTCACCGTTCGGTTCTTCCAGTTCCAGAACTTCTTCATCGGTTTTTTCCTCCTTTCCGTCATCGGTAGGTGTATCTGCAAAAGCACCCGCATTCTTCAGTGGGAGCATATTGCCGTTAATGAGGTACAAGTCGCCGCCGTCCTCTGCCGGGATGCGGTCGAGGTTTTCAAGCTCCCGGATGTCATTTGCAGACATCCAGCCGTTCTGGCGGCCGATGGCGTACCCGTTCATGCGGCTCTGGTAATCGCCGCGAAGCAAGCCTTCCAGATTAAATTTCACGAAATACGCCGCTTTTTCGTCCCGCGAAAGGAGTGCCCGCTGAATGGACTGCTCCCAGCGGATGACCCATGGGTCAAGGGTGTATTTCACGAACTCAAGGGACTGCTGCTCAATATTAGAAAAGCTCGACTTTTCCAGGTCGCCGACCATGTGGGGTGGGACCCGGAAAATTCGAGCAATCTCATTGATTTGGAATTTTCGTGTTTCGAGGAACTGCGCTTGTTCGGGGCTGATGCCGATAGGCGTGTATTTCATGCCTTCTTCCAGCACGGCGATCTTATTGGCATTGCCGCTGCCGCCGAAGGTGGACTGCCAGCTCTCCCGCACACGCTGCGGGTCTTTGATCGTGCCGGGGTGTTCCAGCACGCCGCCCGGTGCGGCACCGTTGGCGAAGAACTTCGCACCGTACTCCTCGCAGGCGATAGCCATGCCGATGGCATTCTTCGCCATAGCGATGGGGCTATATCCGACCAGCCCGTCAAAACCCAAGCCGGGGATGTGCAGCACCTCGGACGGGTCGAGATAGACTGTCGAGCCTTTCATGGTCGGCGCATCGTCGGATTGGGTGGAATAGAGGTAGTAGAGCTTGCCATTCTTATCCCGGTTGACCTCCATGCGGTTGGGCATAAGCGGGTACAGTGCCACCACTTCGCCTTTGCCGTTGCGGATGATCTGTGCGTAGGCGTTACCCCAGAGGAGCAGGTGCGTCATGAGCGTTTCCCGGAATACGAAGGAACTCATCTCCGGGTTTGGCTCATCGTGGAGCAAATGGTAAAGCGGATGGTCAAGCGCCATTGCTTTGCCGCCGCTGTCCGTGTATTTATAGAGGTGTAGCGGCAGCCCCGCCACCGCTTCTGAGAGAATACGGACGCAGGAGTACACGGCGGTCATCTGCATGGCTGAGCGTTCCGTCACCGCTTTGCCGGAGGTCGTGCCGCCCATGAAAAAGGCGTAGTTGCTGCCCGATGTGCGGTTTTGAGGCTTGTCCTTGGATTTGAACAGCCCTGAAAAAATACCCATTGACATCACTCTCCTTAAAAATGGGCAAAAGAAAAGCACCTGTCCGTAGACAGATGCTTTGAATCTTCAATTGTATCTATTTGCAAGTCCGAAAGTGTTCTGTTTAAGGAAGTTTCCGACTTGAACTGCAAAAACTTTTGATTTTGCTCCGAAAATGCAGTGCTTATTCGCTGAGCAGCCAGTCGATGAGGTTCTCGGATTTGATGCCGTCGTAGGAAGCATCAAGGCCCTGCTCAAGGGACAGCACGATTTTTTCGTAGTTATCGCGGATACTTTGAAGCGGTGCAAGCTCCCGTTTGCGCACGTCCTCACTCATCATCGATTCCGTTACCTGAATATACTTTTTCTCGTCCGCGGTAGTTGCAATGAAGTCAACCTCGGCGTTGCCGATCTTGCCAATTGCTACATCATAGCCACGGCGAAGCAGTTCAAAGTAAACGACATTCTCAATGGCGTGACCGCTGTCCCGATTACGGAAGCCCAGCAGATAGTTGCGAAGTCCGATGTCAACGATATAGTATTTTCCGAGTGTACGGAGGTAGGCTTTGCCCTTGATATCAAAGCGTTTAATCTCATAGAAGAAGTAGCTTTCCAAAAGTGCATTCACGTATGCCTGCACGGTATGCGCACTGGGTGCGCCTTTGCGTTTGCCATCGTCCAAAAGCCCCTCGTTGACCAGTGTGTTGCCGATGGATGCAATAGAAACACTGGAGCCGATATTATCCGCAAGAAACAGAATGATCTTACGAAGCAGCGTAGGGTCTGTGATCTGCTTTTGACCTTTTCGCTTTTCCCGTTCCAGAATGTCACGAATCACGACTGTGGAATAGATACCGTCGAGAAGAGACAGCGCCTTTTCCTGCTCCAGTCCGACATCGGCGATGCCGGGCATTCCACCGAAGCGCATATAGGCGTCAAAAACTTCTCGCAGTTCGTAGCGTTCACCGTTCTTATCAAATACCTGCTTGCGGCGTCCACCAAGGGCGCTTTGCGTTTCACGAACCTCAAAACCGTGAAAATCGAGGAACTCACGGAAAGAGAGCGGCAGCATTTTGATTTCCACGCACCGTCCGGAGAGATAGGTGGAATACTCCGAAGAAAGAAGATAGGCATTCGATCCGGTGACATAGATGTCGCAGTCAAAATCCACACGGAAGGCGTTTATAGCATCCTCCCACGCTTCGATCCGCTGCAGCTCATCAAAGAAAAGGTACATCCGCTTTCCGAGGACAATGCGCTCTTTCACATAGCGGTAAATATCATCGGCGCTCATCCCTCGGAAATCGAAGGATTCAAAATTCATCTCAATGATCTGCTCCGGCTGAATACCGGTATCTTTCAAATGCTGAACCATCAGCTTTAACAGGCTGGACTTGCCGCAGCGGCGAATGCCGGTGATTACCTTGACCGGCTCCGTATCCTGAAAGCCGATCAGTTTATTCAAATAGCCGTCACGCCGCCTGAGTTCATGGGAATCTATCATGTTTTCACACCTCCTACGCTATTAGTATAGCATGAATCGGCGAGAAAATCAAGTAAATGCACCATAGTGCAAAAACTTTTTATATTCGACTGATTTTGCAGGGTTAAATGAATAACAGCCCGCGACTATCATAGACCGAAGCACCATTGTCGTTGCCGCAGCGGATGGCTCTATCCAGTGCCATGATCGTCGCCACGGCACCGTCGATTTTCTCTGTGGATTTTTCCTTGTCCGGCTTGATATTTCCGGCCGGGTCGGTGCGGATGAAAATGTTGTCCATCATCCAGCGGAGGACAGGATGCCCGCCGTGGGCAATGCGCTGCTCCAGTACCAGCTTCATCAGCTCCTTGGTGGGTGGGGACATATCCTTGAAGCCCTGTCCGAAAGGAACGACCGTGAAGCCCATGCCCTCAAGGTTCTGTACCATCTGCACAGCACCCCAGCGGTCAAAAGCGATCTCCCGGATATTGAAACGTTCCCCCAGGCTTTCGATGAATTTCTCGATATAGCCATAGTGAACGACATTGCCTTCCGTGGTCTGCAAAAAGCCCTGCCGCTCCCACACGTCGTATGGCACATGGTCACGCCGGACTCGGATGTCGAGGTTGTCTTCCGGTATCCAGAAGTACGGCAGGATGATGTATTTGTCGTTCTCATCTTCCGGCGGGAACACCAGAACGAATGCCGTAATGTCCGTTGTTGAAGACAAGTCCAGACCGCCGTAACAGACACGGCCTTCCAGATCATCCTCGCAGACGGCAAACTCACATTTGTCCCACTTGTCCATCGGCATCCAGCGCACCGCCTGTTTGACCCATTGATTGAGGCGAAGCTGTCGGAAGGAGTTCTCCTCGCCTGGGTTCTGCTTGGCGGACTCGCAGGCGTCTTTGACCTTGTCGATGCCAACCGTGATGCCGAGGGACGGGTTGGCCTTTTTCCAGACCTTCGGGTCCGTCCAATCGTCTGATTCCTCCGCACCGTAGATAACGGGATAGAAGGTGTGGTCGATTTTGCGTCCCTCGATGATGTCCTTGGCCTTCTGGTGGATCTCGTAGCAGATGGACTTCGTATCGTTGCCGGCCGTGGTGATGAGGAAATACAGCGGCTGCATACGGGCGTCGCCGGAGCCTTTGGTCATGACGTCAAAGAGCTTGCGGTTGGGCTGGTCGTACCCAACTTAGGGAACCGTTTTTCACATAAAATCGATGATGCCGACACCCCAAAAGAATACAGAAATCTGATTATCTCGTAGTTCAAACGAGATTTTTTTGTTTTCTGCACTGACCTGACCAACTTCAATCTTTTCAATAAAGTCTGTCA